GTAATCGCACATTAAAATTATCAATCCTTGCTGATGTTGATGATCTAAAAAAGAAATTAGGCGATGCTGATAAAGCCGTTGAAACTAACTCAAGCAAGATTTCAGAGTTTGGAAAGAAGGCTGCTGCTGCATTTGCCGTAGCTGCTGCTGCTGCCGTTGCCTATGGCACTAAATTAGCCATTGATGGGGTCAAGGCTGCAATAGAGGATGAGCAGGCACAGTTAAGGTTGGCTGCTGCATTAAGAACCGCCACAGGGGCTACTGAAGGCCAAATAAGGGCAACTGAGGACTTTATCCTTCAAACATCTTTAGCAACAGGCGTAGCAGATGATCAATTGCGTCCAGCCATGCAAAGATTGGCAGTATCTACAAAAGATACAGGCGAGGCTCAAAGATTATTAGCACTTGCTTTAGATATCTCAAAAGGTCGTGGAATTGAATTAGAAACAGTTGCCAATGCTTTGGGTCGTGCTCAAGATGGCAATACTGCATCACTTGGCAGATTAGGACTTGGCTTATCAAAAACAGAATTAGCCACATTAAGTTTTACAGAAATTCAACAAAGACTTGCTGATCTATATGGTGGCGCAGCAGCTACAAATGCTGAAACATTTCAGGGCAAGATTGATCGCTTAAAAGTAGGCTTTGATGAAGCTAAGGAAAGTTTAGGAGTTGCATTATTACCAGCAGTTGAGCAATTTATTACATTCTTAAACGACACAGGCATTCCAACACTTAACGCATTTATTGCAGGCTTAACTGGTGCTAGTGGCTTAAATAATGGGTTAAATGAAACTCAAAAAGGTGCAGAAAGTTTTGGTCGAGCAATATCAGCAGTTGTTGGCATAGTTCAAGGATTTATTACATTTTTAAGAGAAGCAATTGGTTTAGTTGCATCTTTAATAAATGAACTTATCAGAGCCGTTAATATATTGCCAGGAATAAATATTGGATCAATTCCAAATCCAGCCCCATCGGCGGGTGGTAAAAAATTACCAACAGTTCCACAAGGTGGATCAAACTTTAGTTATGGATCAGGCAACCCACTTTATTTAACTGTTAATGCTATCGATGGCGAAGGTGCTGCTAGGGCTGTCGCATCAACCTTAAATGCTCAAGCAGCTAGAAGTACAACTGCACTCAGGGATAGATAATGTCTGAATTTACGCCTGACTGGAAATTAACTGTCGGTGGTGTTGATTATACTGACATAGCAATTGCCGATGTTCAACATCAGGCAGGTCGCACAGATATTTACCAACAGCCACTTCCATCTTATATTCAAATAACATTGGTTGCGTTAAATGGTCAAACATTACCTTTTGATATAAATGACAGTTTAGATCTACAAATAAAAGACAGTTCAGCATCTTATGTAAGTTTATTCGGTGGCGATATTACTGATGTAACTGTTGAGGTAAGAAATGCAGGCGCAGCAGCTCAAGTTATTCAATACACATTATTGGCTATGGGTTCACTTGCTAAATTAACCAAAGAAATTTGGGATGACAACATTTCGCAAGATGAGGATGGCGATCAGATCTATGGCATTTTGTCAAGTGTTTTATTAGGTACATGGAATGATGTGCCATCAGCTTCTACTTGGGCTACTTATGATGCAACTGAAACTTGGGCTAATGCAGTCAATTTAGGATTAGGCGATATTGACCAACCTGGTCTTTACACAATGACTGCTCAATCTCAAACAGTAGATACTATTTACAACATTGTTTCAGATATTGCTAATTCAGCATTTGGTTATATTTATGAAGCCAACAATGGAAACATTGGATATGCAGATGCAGACCACAGACAAAACTATCTACTTACAAATGGTTATGTTGAACTAGATGCTGGCCATGCTTTAGGTGCTGGCTTATCTACGATTATGCGTTCAGCAGATGTTAGAAATGACATATACATAAATTATGGCAATAATTACAATTCACAGGTTACAGCTACTGATGTTGCTTCAATTGCTTTATATGGCTACAAAGCCGAAACCATTAATTCTAGGGTTCAAGGTGCAGTAGATGCTCAGGCTATCGCTGACCGATATATTGATCAAAGAGCTTACCCACAGCCAGCATTTCAATCTATAACATTCCCAATTACTAACTCAGAAATCGATAATGCTGATCGTGATGATTTATTAGGCGTGTTTATGGGAATGCCGGTTGATATTAGAAATCTGCCTAGCCAAATATCAGGTGGCACATTTCAAGGATATGTCGAAGGTTGGTCATGGAGCACGCGATTTAATGAGTTGTTTTTGACAATAAATGTTTCACCAGTCGGATTTAGCCAAGTGGCGATGCGTTGGAATACCACACCAACAACAGAGGCTTGGAACACAATAGACCCAACATTGACTTGGGAGTACGCTACAATAGTAGCCTGATAGGAAAAGGATAAAATGCCAACTACTACAAATTATGGCTGGACAACACCAGCAGACACCGATTTAGTCAAAGATGGTGCAAGTGCAATCCGCACACTTGGAACTGCAATTGATACAACTGTTTTTAATAACGCAGGTGCAGCAATTGCTAAAACTATTGTTGATGCTAAAGGCGATATTATTGCGGCCACAGCAGCTGACACAGTTGCAAGATTAGCAGTTGGCGCAAATAACACAGTATTGACAGCAGATTCATCGACTGCCACAGGATTAAAATGGGCTACTGCTGCTGCTGGCGGTATGACTTTGTTATCAACAACTACTTTATCAGGAACATCAACAACTGTTTCAAATATAGATCAAACCTATAAAAGTTTATTAGTTAGAATTTTTAATCCTTCAGTAGGTGCGGTAACAGGTTATCCAATGTGTATAAGAATTAACTCAGTATCAACATCAAGTTATTCTGAAACTAATTTAGCCACTCAAACTGCAACTGTAGCAAATACTGCTTCAACTACTCAATTTAATTTGAACGGATGCAACACAGACGATGCGGCAACTAGTGGTATTGCGGAATTTTATCTTCCAGATTATTCAAATTCAGGTAATAAAAAAATGGCTACCTATATAACACAAAATAATTCTACAAATGCAAGATTTTTTATTGGCAATTTTAATAGCGCAGTTGCAGTTACATCATTAAGATTTTTTGATCAAGGAGATAATTCAATGGATGGTGGCACAGTAGAAATTTATGGGGTGAAATAATATGTCAAGACCTATGGTTAGAATTCACGACCTTGCAACAAATGAGGTCATAGACCGAGAAATGAACGATGCAGAATTTGCAGAATATGAAGCAAACAAAATAAAGCGATTGAAAGCGCAAGCGGAAGCCGAAGCAAAGGCTGCCGAAAAGCAAGCATTACTTGATAGACTTGGCATTACTGCTGATGAACTCAAAATGATACTTGGCTAATGAAGCCTTGGTTATCTAAAGCTGCTGATACGCTTCGCGACCAAATAAATGAAACATGGATGGATCGCGATAAGCGCAGCGATGGATGGATTGGTGATTCTAAACATGCATTACGAACAACCAAGTCGGATCACAACCCACGATCAAACGGAGAAGTTTGTGCGCTCGATATTGACGCTGGCCTTTCTAACGAGCAAGGGATTGCTCATGCTTTGGCAGATCAGCTTCGACTCACAGCAAAAAAAGATAAGCGTATATCTTACATAATCTTTAGCAGCAAAATATGCTCAAAAAGATCATTGTGGCGATGGGTCAAATATCGCGGCATCAACCCACATGATAAACATATCCATATCTCTTTTAAGCCAAATCAAACTGGCGAAAAGTTCGACATCCCACTATTGAAAGGTAACTAATGAAACTATCTAAAAAACACAAAGCAGCAATTAAGTCATATTTGAGAGCTGTAGCAGCTAGTGGAATAACAGTTGCTTTAGCAATAGTGGCTGACATTCATCCAGCTTATGCAACCTTGCTTGGTGCAGTTGTTGCTCCAATAGCAAAGGCGTTAGATCCAAAGTCCGGGAGCGAAGTAGATTATGGCCTTAGTGAAAAATGAGTCCAAACGAATG